GCTGACCACGGAGCCCGAAGGCCCCGTAGTCAGAACACGTTAGTCCTTGATCAGATTAGCTGCGAGGCCGCGTGTTGTTGCGTCCTTGCCGTAGTCGCCGTTATACAGCACAGCCCAAGCAGATCCGAAGGTTCCCGTCGATCCATCACCTGCCGTCGCTACCAAGTCGAGATAACGATCGCGACCTGCGAGGTTGATGAAGAATCCAAAGATCTTGTTATCGTCGGTAGCAGTCGGAAGAGCCGGAGCTCCCGATGCACCGAAGACACAACCCGTAATGTCGGCAGCGCCGGACATTCCCGAATCGTCAGACTCTTGCACCTTCAAAGCCGTCATGGCGATGTCAGTTGCACCGAGTGCGAAGAAGATAGCGACCTTGCCGTAACCGGCCGTGTCGATCGTGTTGGTGGTGAACGAAGCGTTGTCAACGATAGCCGCAGGAGGCGTAACGAGAACGTGCTTCACGCTTTGCATGATGTTCATAGTTCAGTTTTCCTGTGGATTAAGAGTTGATGGAAGCGAATGCGATGACAGGGCCAGCAACACGAGCCGAAGCCGTGGCGCTGTAATTACCGATATCGTGGACGTTGATGTCGATGTACTGCGTAGCCTTGACGTAAACGCTGTCGGTAGCGAAACCGAGTGACGTGTCCTGTTTGATGGCAGTCGTCATGCGATCGCCGAACGAAGAAGCCTGTGCAAGGTTGCCGAAGTACGCACAGATTTGCGAGTTGGCGTCTGCCGTTGGCATGACATCAACATACTCGACTGGGTAGCCAAGGAAGCGCTGGCCGAAAGAACCCGAAAGCTCAGCAGCCGTAGCGCCACCCGTAGCATATGCGAGGCGCTCTGCAGTTGCGGCGAAGGCTTGCTTGCTGAAGTACCACTTTGCACCAGCAAGGGCGTACGTTGGAAGCTTAGCCTTGCCCGTGAGGAAATCGCCGATAAGGGCTTCGCTCCAAAGGTTGCCCGTCAGTGTCTGCACACCAGCGGCCTTGACCTTGTCGGCATCCGTCGTCCATGTTCCACCACCGTCTACGACGAGCTTCTTGAACTTGCCGTCGAGACCGAGAACACCACCGTAGGTAGATGTTGCGTCGCCGTTAAAACCGGCTTCGTCTTCCTTCTTAGCGAACTGGCGAGCGACCGATTCAGCGAAGCGCAAACCGAGGTTCTGCGTGCTGTTCATGATCAGCTCTTCGCTTAGTTGTGCGTAGGCATACATCTTCTTTGCGTTCAACGTAACAGCGTCGAAAGACATATCTGATGTTTGCAGTGTGCCCAGTTCCGAACCCCAGTATGCGGTGACGTCATCACCGGCACGGAAGATGCGGATTGATTCGGAGCCCATCGGCTCAACACGTGAGTTGCGACGGAATGATCCGTAGGTTTCCTTGAGGCTGATGATCAGCGCCGAAGTTTCCGTTGGTACAAAGATGCCGCCCGTGGCGTCGTTGCCTTGCGTGTGGCTCTTATACTCTGTGCCTGTTACCTCTTGGTACTTAGCACGTGCGGCTTCTGATGTCAGGCCACCGACGAAGAGACCCGTGACGAGGCTCTTGTATTCGGTGTCGCTAAGGTTTGACTTGGCAGCCGAATCGCCGACCTTGACGGTCTGCGTCTGTGGAAGACGGTTGGTAGGGGTGTTGCTTTGTGCAACACGTGAGGCGTTGGATGCCTTGATAGCTTCGAAGCTCTTGACTTCGTCCAGCTGCTTTTGCAGGCCTTCGATCTCTGTGTTCAGAGTCTTGGCCGTTGCGACGTCGTCCATCGTCGGCTCCGTCTTAGCGAGCACAGTGTCGAGCTCGGCAGACTTCGCGCTGATGGCGTCGTTGATGCTTTGGATGTTCATAGTTAGTTGCGTTTTGCGTTAATGACAGCGCGAAGACGCTCCATTTCGAGGAGTGCCTTCGCATTGGTTGGTGTTGCCGAATCGATCAGAATCTTTAGATCGCCTACGGCTGACGACAGAGTTTCCAGCAGTGTCGAGAGACGCGCCACGTTTGCCGACGATAGCGTGCGCCCTTCCTTTTTGCGGATGTCGGCGCGTTCGTTCAGCCTCGTAATGACGCGCGTCAGTTCAGACGTTACCGTCTCGACGTCGTCATTGAGTCCCGATTTCACACCGAGCACCGCAGTAGCTGGGTTAGCTCCAAACAATACAGGGCTCCACTCGTAGAGTCGGCCCTTGACTAGTTCACGAGCACCATCAGGAGCATAGGTTTCTTCGATGACCGAATAACCAATGCTGAATTCGTCGATGATGCCTTCCTTGATATTCGAAAATGTCTCGCGTCCTGCTTGCGTGTTCAGGTTGAATTGGCCCTTGATGTAGAGCCCGCCCAAGTCCCGCAGCCCGACAGGCAACATGGGATCACCTGCCATGAGCTCACGGGCTTCCAAAGTCTTAGCTACTGGAGTATTCCAGTCATGTTGCCATACGCCCTTCGGTAGCTTCGTCTTGATGCTCTCGTCAAAAAACCCATACTTGACACGATCGCCGACGCTATCGACGTTGTTGAATACGGAAACGATGGCCTCGACGATGCCCTCATCGCCTAGCGCTTTCAATTCCGTCTGAAATGATTTACGTTCGATGTTCATGCTCTAATCGTCCCCGATTTGTTTGCGCAATTCTATGGACAATTCCAAACAAAATCTCGACACTGTTAGGATTCTACACGACGTGCACGGGTGAAACAGCGGCAATTCACGGCATTACCAGCAGATAGCCCCGGCCCGGATGGGTAGGGGGTAGTTTCGCCACCGACTACGAAGTTGCCCGCAGCATCCTCACGTTCTCCATGCGCGGCCGCGTGTGCAGGCCTTGCACCCGCCAATGCTACCCATTCCCGTTTGATGCCACCCAGGTCAGCCCAGACTTTCTTCTGGACTGTCCCCGTTGTTGCCGTCGATGTCGTGCGTGCTATGGCGTCGGCACGTGAGGCCTTCAGGTCTGTGAACTTCGCCTTGAGTAGCTTGGCAAGATCGTCTTCTTTGGCAAGTGGGTTGTCGGCGATCAGCTTCTGAACATCGGTTCGTATTGTCCCCACCGATTCGGCGATCTTGTCGCTAGAAATCGTCATGCCCTCACGACGTGCCACAGCGTATTCGCCTTCGGGGGCGTCGACCTCCTCAGCTGCTAAGGTAACCAGCAAAGACACCAGCTCTTCGCGGCTACCTTCGGTTATGTCCGAAAATTCCTGCTCCCACACGTCGACACTGAAGTCTTCTATCTTGAGCTGCAAGCTTTTGGTATTCGTGATGCTACGATACAGCTTGTCCAGTGCTCGCCCCCAGTCACGGGCTATCTTGGCAGATGCCTGGTTGAGCACTTCGTCGTAGGCTTTGGCATAGACTTGGTCATCAGGATCATGCAGCCATGCTTTCGTTTCGGGGCCGACAATTACGGCAGTCTTACTACGAAAGGGCGCAGGCGTTGAGCCCGCACCTCCTTTCAAGCTTGCGGTTTCGATGTTGTCGTCGTCCATGTCATCAACCGTGTCCGGCACGTCTGGCGTGTCTGGCGTGTCATTCGTGCCCTGCGTCGATACCGCTTCGACGGCTACCATCTGGCCGGCAAGGGCTTGCACAGTTGACAGGTCGAATCCAACCTCGACACCGTAGTCAGGGATTGCGATTTGCGCATTGAGCTGATCGGCGATCATGTTCCAAAAGGGAACACGAACCATGTTCGTAAAGTCTTTGGAGGCCTGTTCGAAATTCGAATACGTGGATTGGCTGAGTCCCATATGCGTTCCGGCAATAATCGGGTGCACCTTGTACGTACCGCAGATGCGCGTCTCGTACTGGCCGAATGTCTCCGATAGCCCCATTTCGTCATAGTCCAGCGCAAGACGTTTGATGTCCTGCACACCCCACAACACACCTACCGAACCACGTTTGTTACCACCATAGCGCCGTTTGAAGGTGCGCTCCATTACGTCGATCTGTTCGGGTGATGCCTCTTCGTTCAGCAGGATCGTCGTCTTCGGCACAGCGTCATTTTTATGCACGTTGAATACCGTCGAAGCGGCTTCGTTGAAACCTTCGATGGATTCGCTGGCGAGGGCCACAGGGCTTGCACCACCAAGCGGCTTGCCCGGGTCATACCAGAATCCGCGGATGTGCACGACGTCAGCCTTGTCGATCATGTACAGTTTTGCACCGTCCCAATAGTGATACGCAGCAACATCGCCATAGCCGTCATCGATAGGGGCGAAGTACTGATCCGAGTACCATCGCATACCGATAACCGCTCCCGATGCGTTGCGTAGCTTGTAACCGTAAGCGTTGCCACCGACGCACATCATTGTCAGAATTTCACCGAACACGATACGCCAGTTGTTGCGTGTAAGCATACCGATCACCGGCGCTTGGAAGTCGTAGCCCGTCGGTGTAATGACGCCGATCTGCGCTTCCGGCATCATAAGCGAGTACGTGATCGTGCACGCCTGCGCAATCGGGTTTGACTTCCACATACGCAAGGCCATTGGGAAGTCCGTCACCGGTGTGAAACTATGCCGCGTCCACATCGTCGTCGTGAGGATGGGAGCAAGGTCGTTGACGGCACGCTGGCCGTCGGGGGAGATGAACTCTTTAAAGCGTTGTATTAGACTCATGGCGTTGGTTGGTTAGAGTAGCACAGCACCGGCCCCTACGGATTTCACCGCGGCAAGCTCGGCGTAAACGAGCGCGTCGACCATATCGTCATGGTCGGCCTCGGGGAATGAAAGCAGTTCACGTTCGAACTCAGGTGTTAGCCCTCGCACGTGAGAGACAAGCAGTTGTTCGTAGCGAGCGTGCAGGCCTTGGAATCGTGTCACCTTGTCGCGCTCTGGTTTGACGGCGCGGACGGGCAAGGATGTCTTGCGGAGTAGCTCTTGCACCACGGCCACTTGATACTGCACGGCTTCGATGTTGATGCGCTGCGGGTTCCATTTGGCCGCCATCGAAACTATCATTTGGACGATTTCGTGAAAGCCCTCTTTGCCACGCCAGATGTCCAGCACGTACCGACGGCCTGAATCCTTATCGTAGCCGATGACGGCGATAGCTGAGTAGTCTGCGGTTTCGGATTTGGAAATAGCCAGGTCAACGCCCATGCCGATCTTTAGGCCAGACGGGACAGACGAGCTGTCCATATACGTGATCATCTCACGTTTGATGAGAGCCCCCTGAACGTCGATGAACTCGGCAAGGTACTCTTGTGCGAACACGGTAGATGGGAGCTCGGTACGTGCCGCGTCGATTTCGTCAGCGGCGATGAACGGATTAGCGGACGTAGGCATCTGCCAGTACGTCCATACCTCGTCTGTCTTCGCACGTTCTGACAAATGATAGAAGTAGTTACGGCCCTTCGGTGTCGAGAAGAACCACGCATCACCACGATAGTCGGATAGCGTTGGACGTATGGCCATCGTCCATGCCTCCTCCAAATCGGGAACCATAGCAGCTTCGTCAATGATCACCCGGCCGTACTTCCTACCACGCACCGCGTCGAAGTTGTCCAGCGACCACATGTCGAGTTGACCACCGTTGATGTACGTGATGCGCTTTTCAGACTCGTTCGTTTCTGCTATCACATCTCGGAAGTCGCGTTTGATCGTGCGCCAGACTTCCATCAACATCTTGTAAGTCGGGGCGAAGTACGCCGCAGGCTTGCCCGTGGTAATCATGTCACCTAATGCCGCCTCGGCCAGCACTGTCTTGCCCCACCGACGTCCGCAGTTTACGACGTTAAAACGCCTGCGCCCACCCCATACGGTTTGCTGGCCAGAATGCAGTTCGAACCTGAGATCAATGCGCTTCGGCATCGTCTTCGTCCTGACGTGCCCCGCCAATGGTTACGGTGATGGATTGTTCGCCCTTGACAGTCTGCTCTACCTCTTGGCGATCCCGCCAGCCGAGTACGTTCTTGGCAATGAAGATGGCGACTGAGCCGTTGCCCTTTTCGATGTTGCCCGTAGCATGGTCGTCGAGTAGTGAGGCGATACGATGCTTGCAAGCGAGGCGCACATCTTTAACCGCGGCGGAAAACTCGGGGTAAATCTTCTCCCATTCGCGCACGGTTTCGTCATGGATTCCGAGGTGAGTTGCCAGCTGTTCAATGTACATACCCCGGTCAACGGCTTCGGCCATCAACGGCTGTATTCGTTCCCAGTTGTACTCACGTGGTCTTCCGCCCGGCATTTTGCCCTCGTTAGTCAATACACAAACCTACCGTAACATCCAAATGAAAACCTAACCATGTAGGGATTTTATCAGGGCTTGGATTATCTGACCTTCGTCAGACTGCGACGGGAGATCAGCTACGACTTCGATGCCCATCGTGACTGTAATGCGATTCCACTTGCAATGTCGAGCGATCACCCTACGTGGCCATCCGAGGTGCTCATTTAGCACAAACCAGGCAATGCGACGGGCACGGGCTGCGTTATGGGTCTTGCCGTTGTGGGCTTCGTAGACGTCCATATCGCATAGCGTGGCAGCGCGTTGCATGATGTCGTTGTATGTGGTTTGGGTTGGTGTCATTGCCTATCCCCTATTATTTGCAATGCCTTAACAGCTTCGTCTAAACTGGTCACCACGAGATAAACCATGCCGTACCGGTGGCAGCAGTCACGGAACCTAACCTGAGATTCTGACAGCCGGTTGCGTGTTTCCGGCCGTTTGACTTCTAAGAACACGGCCTTGCCGTTCTTGTAAACCACCAAATCCGAGTGCCCGGCAGTGGCGTTGATGTTCGTCACGCGATACGACGATAGCCGCGTCCCAGATTCAGCTTCCATCGTGCTCGAATTGATCCGCACGACCAAAAAACCGAGCTTTTCGAGACCGCCAGCAATATTTCGTTGGATGTCCTGTTCACGCAATGGCCTTTTTTGGCCGTTTCCAGCCCCGCTGTTGCGTTTTTCTGCCTTGACCCTAGCCGAAGTACGTTCGGAACGTTCATCGGCCTCCCAAATCAATTTGTGAAGGTCGTCGTCATTCGAATTCAGCATGGCACACCCATCGGTTGGTGATTGGATCAACACTCCAGACGAACCGATCGATATTTGACTTCGTCATCATCGCAATCGTGGATTGACGGTCTCCGACGCTTCGCAGATGATCCGCGGCGGCAAGTACCTGATCGGCAGGGATCAGTTCAGCAGGTTGCAAGTCAAAGCCGACCATCTCGAGGATGTCCTCGGTTTGAGGCTCGAAAGCGTCGCCCATCTCGCAGTTGTGACGCCTGGCGAACCAAGTCTCCCACCGATCCTGTTCTACCCTGTTACCCCTGTTATCGGTAAATACATCGTTTCTAAGACTATTACTATAGATTTCTTTTACAGAATCTATCAAACTATGTTTTAAGGTATAACAAGGGGT